GTTTCAATAACAAGGTGCAGGAAATATACATAACCGATAAAGGCGTGGTATTTCTGTATACCACAACCGGCAAAGGGAAATTAGAGGTTGCAGACCAAAAGAGCGTTAAGGAATGGATAGGCGAGAATGAGCCGGACAAATATATTAAATTTTTCGGAGAAGTGGAGGAAGGCTAACATGGCGGTATCAAAAGAGGTAAAGGAAACCATAGTAACAACCATTGATGAAGTGTTTCGGAAAATGAACAGCATATCATGGTTGGAGCGGCAGAAGGCAATGAAGGACGAGGCATTTAAAAACACCGAAAAGATCCTTTATTGTTTCAGTATCTTAAAAGAACACGTTGCAGACGAGGAGGCATATTTAGGCATGATCGGCAAGAAGAAAAGCGGCAGCGTGGTTAGATACTCTAAAAACAAGGTGGAAAAGCCGGACGAGGATCAATTACTGGAGGATCGCATTGCATCATACCGGCGCAGCAAAAACGATGTGGAGCGCATAGAAAAGGCATTGAAAAAGATTGAGGGCAAAAAGGGCTATGAGGTTATACAGATGCGCTATTTGCAGCGTAAGAAGATAACCGAGAACGGAAAACAGACGGAGGAAGTTTACACATTTGAGGAAATAGCGGATATTTTGAGCGGGCAGCAGGGCTATAACGACAATCTGAACGAAAAGACCGTAAGAAATTATAAAAATGCGCTTGTGCGCGATATGGCGATTTTTTTGTTTGGATCCGATGCGGTATAGCATGGGCGGCGAAAAGCGCGTATTTGTGGCGCATACGAGGCGCAGGCGGGCAGAAAGGGGGCTTGACAACACGCCCGATTTGCCGCCCTTCACAAGTCCGTTTAACTATGTTATAATCTTTACAATTTCAAAACTATGCAGATTAAAGCGCGGCGGTTTCCGTTTGGGATCATGCCGCGCTATTTCTATATACGGAGGCGGGCGCATGGGACTAATGAAGTATTGCAATAGAACCGGCTGCAATCGTTTAGTACCGCAGGGCGTTAAGTATTGTGCGGCGCATACGGTAGGAAAGACGGCAGAGAACCGGCAGAGGCATAAAGAATATGATGCACATTGCCGCAACCAGACAGCGAAGGACTTTTACAATAGCGCAGAATGGAAAGCTACAAGGGCGCGGGCGTTGGCGAGGGATACTAACATAGATATTTATTTGTATATCATGGAGGGCAGGATTGTACTGGCTGACACAGTGCATCATATTGTGGAGTTAATGGAGGACTATTCCAAGCGGTGCGATATGGATAACCTTATCAGCATATCAGAGGCAACGCACAGCATGATAAGCAAGGCATACAAGGACGCTGCAAAGAAGGCAGCGATGCAGCAGACACTAAGGGAGTGCATAAGAGAGTACAAACGGAGGCTTGCGGGGTAGGGGGCGCAAAAAAGTTTTGAACCGTTCCTGCCAAGACCGCAGCCCCCCTAAATTTACGCAAAAACTCCCTAAATGGACATTTTTCAGAAAGGGGGTTGCAGGGCATGGCAAGACCGAGGCAACCGATCGACTTGATCGCAGCAAAAGGGCGAAAACACTTGACGATCGAGGAATACACAGAGCGCAAACAATCAGAGATTACGGCACCGGCAGACGATATAAAACCGCCCGCATTTTTATTGAAAAAAGAGCGGGAAAAATTCGAGGAACTGGCAAAACAGTTAATCGAATTGAAAATCATGTCAAATTTGGATTGTGATGTACTGGCAAGGTACATAAGGGCAGAAACGGAATACATCAAGGTTACAAAGCAGTTGCAGAAAATAAAGTTTTTGCCGGATAAGAAAAGCATGGTTACGGAAGATGCACAGCTTGCGGAACAATACGCGCAGTACAATTATCTTTCCAAAATTCAAAATAGGCTTATGAAAGCCTGCAATGAGAACGCAAGGGAATTAGGCTTGACAATTTCAAGCCGGTGCAAATTAGTGATACCGAAGGAAAAAGACGATAAGCCCGAAAACAAGTTTATGAAACATACGAAACGCGCATAGGCGTATGGCAAGGGTATTAAAGACAACGGATCACGTATCACAGTTTGCAGAAAAAAACCTAAAGAATAAAAAAGAGTTTGGAGAAGATGCGCGGCTTGCGTTCAAGAGGCATCTAAACGATCTGAAAAGAGCGGAAAAGAGCGATCCGGCATTTCCGTATATTTTCGTACCGGAAAAGGCAGAGGACATAATAGAACTTGCGAACAAATTAACGATTGCAGAGGGCGAGGGGGATCAAGAGTTTACCTGCGCCGGTTTCCAAGAGTTTATTTTAGGTTCGCTTTTCGGTTGGGTACATAAGGAAACTGGAAAACGCCGGTTTACTGACAGCTATGTGCAGGTGGCGCGGCAGCAGGGCAAAAGCGTTTTAAATGCCATTTTGGGGATCAAGTGCAGCAATTTCGACAATTACAATTACGGTCAAATATATTGTACCGCCACAAAATCAGATCAAGCGCGGATTGTTTTAAATGAAATTTCAAAATTCATAAATGCAGATGCAGACCTGCAGGAATTGTTTGATATAAAGGACTACAAAAGCGAGATAACCGGAAAAATTACAAATACGGTCATTCGGGCGTTGGGGAGAGATACAAAGTCAATAGACGGTTTCAGACCGTATTTGGGCATAGTGGACGAATACCACGCGCACAAGGATAACCAAATGTATAAGCTGCTAAAGGGCGGCACAAGGAAATTAAAACAATCGCTTATTTCGGTTATCACAACGGCGGGTTTCAATTTGAACGCGCCCTGCTATGAGTTATTCAAGTATTGCCGCCGAGTGTTAAGGGGAATTGACACAAACGAGCGGCAATTTATTTATATAGCCCAAATGGACGAAAAAGATAACATTTGGGATCCGAAAAACTGGATCAAATGCTGCCCGCTGACCGGACACGATCCGGAATTGGTTTCGCAGATGCAGGAAGATGCAAAGAAAGCTAAATCAATGGGCGGCGAGGAATTACGCGATTTTATGACAAAATCGCTAAACATTTGGGTAACGAACGCGGAAACCGCGTTTATTGATTTGGCAGAATGGGAAAAATGCGGCTGCAAAAAGACACTGGAAAATTTCAGAGGAAAGAAAGCAATATGCGGTTTGGATCTGTCAAGCGGCGGCGATCTTACATCGCTTGTTTTGGAATTTCCCTATGAGGACGAAAAGACCGGCGACAAGAAATATTATATCTATTCCCATTCATTCATACCAAAGCGGCGTATGCAAGAACACATGGATCAAGAGGACAACGCGCCGTATGTGATTTGGGAGCAGGAAGGGCTACTTACAGTGACGACAGCGGCGGCGGGCATAAAGACCGATTACAAAACGATTTTAGCGCACCTGCATACATTGGTTGACACATACGAGATAGATTTAACGGCGATCGCATACGATCCCCACAATGCGAGCGCGTTTTTACTGGATCTTGAAGATTTCGGTTGTGATTTGGTGGAGATAAAGCAGAGCGCAAGGAGCCTAAACGATGCAACCATAGATTTCCAATTAGAGGTAAAGGCGCACAATATAGAGTATGACGAGCGCAACAAGCTATTAACAAGATCCATGAATGACGCTATTTTATCAGAGCCAAACAGTTTTGGCGAAATAAAGATAGATAAAATGTTACAGAAAAACCGGATAGATCCCTGCGATGCTGCCATTTGCGCCCACAAGGTAGCAATGGGCGTAGAGGTTGAGGAAATAACGACAGATCAAAGCGTAGAGGCGTATTTGAAAATGTTTGAGAAGGAGGCAGGTGCAAGTGGCGAATGAGGATATTTGACAAAATCAGAGAATTTTTTAACAAGATGATAAGACCGGCAGCAGGTGCAGATGATGAACGGCTGTTAGAATGGTTGGGAATATCGGGAACGCCGAAAAAGGTTTTAGGGGAAGTAACCTATTTTACCTGCCTTAAAATGCTATCCGAAACATTGGGGAAAATGCCGGTCAAATTCTATCAGCAGACGGAGCGGGGGATCGAGGAGGCGGGCGCAAACGCGGCGTACAATCTGTTAAGGACGCGCCCAAACCCGCAAATGACACCAACGACATTTTGGGGAACGGTGGAGAACAACCGGAACCATTACGGAAACGCTTATGTATGGATCCAAAGGGAATTTAAACGGAAAAAGTACGGCGGCGACATAGAAATAAAAAACCTATGGATCATGCCGTCAAGCGATACAACCGTAATAGTCGATGATAAGGGCGTATTTGGTGCCGCAGGCGATATTTACTATTGGTATGCGGATAAATACAGCGGCGAAAGCTATTGTTTCCCGTCAAGTGATGTAATGCACTTTAAAACATCAATGTCATTTGACGGACTGACCGGCGCACCGGTGCGGGATATTCTGAAAGCGACAATAGAGGGCGGTTTAGAAAGCCAAAACTTTATGAACAACCTTTATAAAGGCGGCTTGACGGCGCGGGCGGCGTTACAGTATACCGGCGATTTATCCCCAAAACTGGAAAAACAGTTGATCGCACGACTGGAGGAATACGCCAACGGCGCGAACAATGCCGGTAAATTCATACCGATCCCGATCGGAATGAAGTTAGAGCCGCTTAATATCAAGCTGACAGACAGCCAATTTTTTGAATTGAAAAAGTATAGCGCGTTACAGATTGCGGGAGCGTTCGGCATCAAGCCGAACCAAATAAACGATTATGAGAAAAGCAGCTATGCCAACAGCGAAATGCAGAACATTTCTTTTTATATTGACACTGAATTATATATCTTAAAGCAGTATGAGGAGGAAATAAACTATAAGTTGTTGGAGCCGAGCGAAACGGCAGCGGGGAAACATTTTAAATTTAATGAAAATGTGATCCTGCGTACCGATGCAAAAAGCCAAGCCACAATTTTAACCGGATATGTGCAGAATGGAATATACACGCCAAACGAGGCGCGATCATTTATGAACAAGCCGCGCATGGAAGGCGGCGATAATCTGATATGCAACGGAAATTACATCAAGGTTGCAGACATCGGGAAAGACCAAGAGGAAGGGGGCGGCGAAGGTGGCGAAAATATTAAAATTACAAAAGAAAGACAAAAACAACCGATATAGGGAAGTTGGCAGCATCGAGATCCGCAACGAAACGGAAACGGCGGCGGATCTTTGCTTTTTCGGGGATATAAACAGCGAGAGTTTGGGGGAATGGCAAAAGTATTACCCCGAAGATAAAGCCCCGAAAGATGTGCAGGACTTTTTGGATCAGCTTGACGGCGTTTCAAAAATCAATGTGCATATCAACAGCGGCGGCGGATCGGTATTCGGCGGTATTGCCATTTACAATATCTTAAAGCGGCACAACGCGGAAATAACCGTATATGTTGAGGGGTTGGCGGCGAGCATCGCAAGCGTTATAGCAATGGCGGGAGATCGGATCATTATACCGGCAAACGCGCAGATGATGATCCACAAGCCAAGCAGTATCACATGGGGCAACGCGGACGATATGAGGAAGGAGGCAGATGTTTTAGACGGTTGCCAAAAGGTTATTTTAAACACCTATATGCAGCATACCAAAGAGGGCGTGACACCGGAACAAATAAATGCGCTGATTGATGCGGAAACATGGAAGAACGGCGAGGAATGGCAGGAATTTTTCGATATTGAGGTATCGGAAAAGAGCAATGCGGAAGCCTCTGCAAGTGATTATTTTGAACGGTATAACAACCTGCCGGAAAAGCTGAAAGGAAAGCCGGAGCCGCCTGTGGCTGATATTGACAGTATAGCCGATGCACTGGCAAAGAGGCTTGAAAAAACAATCAAAGATAGCTGCATACCGGCATTGGCAGCAGATGAGGACAAAGAAAAGCAGATAGCGGCAATTTTGGAGGATTTAGATTTGATCTAAGTCCTTTTTTAATGCAAAAATTTAAGGAGGCATACACAATGAATGAAGAATTAAAGAAGATGCTTGACAGCATCAAGGCAAAAAAGCAGGAAGTGCGGGATCTCTGCAAGGCGGGCAAGATCAAGGACGCGGCAAAGGCAAAGGACGAACTGAAAGACCTGCAGGCACAGTTTGATTTGCTTTATGATTTGGAGCAGGATAAACTGGACGATATGCAGCAGAAAGCAGCAGACGGAACCGCGAAAAAGATTGTGGATCAGACAAAGAAAATCGCGGGCGCGTTCGTGAACGCAATCAAGGCGGCAGTAGGCAAGGGCGATTTGTCGGCAGAGGATAAAGAGATCCTTAATTCCATGAATGAGGGCAAGGACGAGGACGGCGGCTTGACGGTGCCGAAGGACAT